ATCCTTCTATTTGTCTCTGTGCTGTCGGTGAATCTCTCCCCCGCTCACCACATCTGACGCCATCGCCTCTGACCGCTCTTCCATCGCTTTCAGCATCTTGCGGACCGGCGCCGGGATAATTGACCCATACCCCATGCGCTCAATGTTTTCCAAGATACTGCCAAAGTCGTTCAGGCAGAAAGCAAAGACCGCCGCATCCCTGACACTGACGAAAGGTATAACCGAAGTGATATCCAGCCCATGGCAAAGTGCCACGAGGCTCAGCATGACGATCTTTTTGGTGATGCCAAGGAACCCCGTACGGGAATTCCACTGCCCGGTCTTCATCGCGGCATAAGTACCGCTCAAATAGTCGACTACGATAAAAACAAACAGCCATTCAATCGCGTCATCGATCGGGCCAAAAAGAAAGGAGCACAAGGCTCCCAGAATCCCGCCAACCGCCAGAAAAACGCGGGATGAAAAATCAGGAATCAGATCCACCATAAGCGCCGATCTCCTCCTCCGTTCCCTTCATCTGCGCTCTGCGCTGTGGTTTCTTTGCAGGCATGATCAATTAACGAAGCTGGCCTTAATGTCCGTTGCTTCCTTTATTGAGGCCGCAAGGATAACAATCGGCTCTCCTCCAGATACGTCTGCAGAAACAGGGGTACCTTTTTTCAGGGTAGTAGGAGCTTCCCGAACCTGGCCGCTAACAATTGCGAAAAACTTCAGCCCGTTGATTGCATTAAATGCATTATCTGTAACGCAGCACAGCAGCTGCGAGGTAGTTCCTTCGATTGCAACAGCCGTACCGACTTCTTCGCCTCCGGAGAGTGACGGAGAGACTACCCGCAGCACATAGTCGCTTGTTGCATCTCTCTCATACAGAACCGCATAGCTTTCAGGCATAGGGCTACTTATCGGCTGAGCGTCTTCCGCCTCAATGGTGAGGTCTTTATCAATATCCAGGGTCGCTGTTGTTGAGCCGATATTCTCTCCATTCACGATGAGATTCCCACAGACATACTTGCTGTTGTCGGTGGCGGAAACGGTTACCTCAAATTGAATAGGGGTGCCGTTCGACAAATGCCAATCGAAATCAACATATCCATCCCCATCCGAATCTGTATCATTAGAAGCTACGGAGCTGTTTATGCCCGACCTAATTTTGGGGGTCGCCCGGATCACCTGGTTTTCCGTCGGTTTGACCCTGACCTTTGGATACATGGCGGCACTCCCGCCCCCCACCTGGATCGCCGAGATCGCTGCCGCCATGCCTGAGGGCTTATAGATCGCCGTGCTTCCGTTCTTCGCTCGGATAGCGTTCGCAATCGCTGTGTAATACTTCGGATCTGTCAGAACTTTCGTCATGGTTTAATACCCCGCAGAGTCGCCGTCAGTGATCGCGGAAATCGCTGTAGTAATCGCCGCGTCCGCTTCAGACTTGGTGTAGGCGTCCGTTATGCCGTAGCCCGCGAGCGTTGTTGCTTTCTTCGCGTACTCCGCAAGTGCTGAAGAGAGAGCATAGTCATCGAGCTCCGCCTCAATCGTTGACTTGCACGCAGTAAGCGCTTCTTTGACCTTTGCTTTGAGGTCTGTAAAAGTTACCGTCATAGTTACACTCCTTTGATGAATTCATCGCATGCCTCGTAAATCGAGGTCATGAATGAGTTGAAAACTTCGACTGTGGTATAGGATTCGGGGGTTATTGATGCGGCTTTCTCTGCGCTCGCCTTGGCTTGCGTTGCGAAGCCTTCCGCCGCCGATGCCTGACTGGTAGCAGTAGCCGCTGATGCCGCCGCATTCGATTCACTCGAAGCCGCGGCAGTCTGGGACGCTTTCGCTGCGGATGCAGAATTCGATGCCGCAGATGCGCTTGCTTTGGCGTTTGACTCAGAAGTCGCTGCATTTTTGGCAGATGTGGCGGCCGCAGACTGGCTGGACGCAGCATCATCCGCGTCGCTTGCCACCTGTGCCGCTGTGCTGTCGATTGACGCTTTTGTAGCGTTGACCGCAGACTGCTTTGTGGTTACGTCTTCCTGAATTGCCTGAGAAGCAGAAAGCGATTGAGCGGCAGAATCCGCAGATGCCTTGGCGTTCGTTTCCGAAGCTTTGGCATGCGATTCAGAAAGAGAAATCGCATCCAGAATGTCCTGCGCCTGCTGTTTAACGTAAGCGGCTTCTGTACCGCCTTCTGCGTCTAACTGGGCAACCAGCTCCTCAAGTTTTTTCTGCAAGCTCGCTATGCCTGCCTCGACATCGCCAGAAACAGAACCCCCTGCCGCGGTGACAGCAGAAACCTGCTTACTTCCCTCATCTTGAATTTCTTTGATTTTGCTGGCGGTCTCTGTCACTACCCCGGACGCGCTTCCCGCAGCCGCGTCAGCGCTCGCCTTGGCTTGCGTTGCGAAGCCTTCCGCCGCTGATGCCCTTGCTTTGAAATCAGCAAAAACATCCGCAAGCTGATGAAGATTCTCCGCGCTTGGCTCTAACCCGTTTTGTTCGATAAGAGTAGTGAATTCAACCATCAGCATGTAGTAAAACCATGCCCCGGGCGTTGTCGGCGGCTTCCCCGTTACAGGATCCCCATTGGATGGATAGCCAACAGACGGATTACTGGGTCGCTTCGGCGGCGTGTCAGAAGCATCCGCTAAGAATTCAAATTTCATGGTGCCACCTAAAAGAAAATACCTTTATCGGGAAACGGTTCTTCTCGATAACAAAAAACCCCGCCACCAGATGGAACCGTCTGAACGGGGTTTGCCTGTTTTATGAAGGTTTAATTAAATATGAATGCAGGGGAGCAGAACCAAAGCCGGAGGCTGTACCGTTCCGGATCGCCCATAAATCGGGTTACTGCGGCTGGCGTCAAAAAACCTACCGATAGATCCACCAGACCCCACGCTTGATATCTCCTGTGAGCCCCATCCACGGTCAAAAGTCGCATACACAGCCCCCGAAGCTGTGGTCGCCGTGCCTACATCATTATCTTCATAAGCCGCTCGCCAAGCGCCAGTGATGTTCGGAAGACCAGGCTGAAGATAAGCGCCAACGTTTGAAGCCCCACCCCAAACTGTACGATCTATCAAATAAGGGACATTGAAAGTTGTAGAGCCATTCCCCGCCCCATACTGCGTCCCAATCATCGCAAATAGATTCGGATACCCCGTCCGGCTCACGGCTCTCCCATCACAGATCAGCCAGTTCCCATTGGGAGGAGTGGATTTCGGGAAAAACATAATCATCCCGGAAGGGACCACTTCAACCTGTGAGACTTTCGCCTGAATCTGTGCCGCCACATCAGACAAAGCTTGATTCACGGTCCTGATCTGCGCTTTAATCGCGGCGTCAAGCTGAGTCAGATCCGCCGCGTCGGGAGTAACCCCTCCCCCTTTGATCGCGTTAACGATCTCCTGGGTAACGGCGTTGTACCAATAATCGCCAATCACCGTCGCAAGAACACCCCCCGTAGGGCTGCCGTTTGTCGGATATCCCTCTGAAGAAGCAGAATTCGGCAGCTCCGGGGGATAAGAAACCGCGCGGGACTGATAGACTGATTTCATATTTATTAATCCTCAAAATACCCAAAAATTACATTGGTATGCGCTGGGGCGTAATGCCGGATTACGCATTCAATGACAGAATCCCCCCACCAGGCCAGCGCCTCTTCCGCTGTCCCTATCGCCGTATGCCTCGAAACGGTAGCGCCGGCATTTTTGTAAACATGGGCTCTCCACTGCGATGCCCAGCCCGTCCCGCTCGCAAACGGCGTTAAAACTGTGCTTAAAACCGTTTGATTAAACAACTCGTCAATCGTGATGCTGTATCCATAGGTTTTTGCCAGATCAACAAAAAACTGAAGACTCTGTGACCCGATTGTTGTAATTTTCTGCAGCAAGGCCTGCCGGAGAATGGTTTCAGTCAACCCATCCGCGAGCAGCGACCCCCAGGCCTCAAGGCAGAAATCAGGAATCCCCCATTGGGTGATCCAATCTTCAAATGTCTCAGAACAGAACCGCGGATCCGCCTCATTAATGAGCGCCATTGCCTGCGAATCTACACGGGAAAACTCCACCGCCCAACATTCAATCAGCATCGCCATTACGGAACCGGTATCATCCCGAGGCCACGCTGGCCCGGGAGGCAGCAGCGCTTTGATATTGGCGTCATATTCAGCTGCGGTTACTGCCATGTGATTTCTCCAACAGTGGGAAGAATCTTGTTCCCTAGCGCTATATTCCCGGCCGGTGTGACGAGCGTGTGATCTGCCTCACCGACAGCCGCGGAAATAGCGGCTCGGATATGGGACAAATAAATCACTGCGCCCGGTCCGCCTTCCTGCCTGAAAAGTGTCTCCAGAGAGGCTTTTACCGCGGCTTTCACCGTGTCATTGTTAGGGTCGAGCCCGGATATCGTGAATGGAATTGCCTGAATGGTCGGCGCAGATACGGTGACATTAGCCGTAACCGGGCGAACAGAGCCAATGTATGCCTGCACTTTCTTAATCATTTCTGCAGAGGGCAGAATGTCGCTGCTGTTATCGCATACGAAACGGATGGCCACCGTCCCCGGCCCTCCTTCAAGCGGGTACACCCAAGCCCTGGTTACTCCCTCAATCTCAAGTGCCCACGCTTTGTAATCGGCCGCAGTCCCGGCATGCGGTGGCTCCCTTACCCGCGAAAGCAGACGCGCGCGCAAAGATTCGTCCGTTTCCTCGTCGGCCCCTCCAGAAATGCCCTCTGCCGTCTTACATTCGCTGGAAATTC